CCACAAGCATTCATCAATAGGACGAATATCCAAGTTAATCTTGACTTCGTGGTATTGAAGGGCAATCAAGGGCAGAGCAAGACCAGGGTTTCGGCAATACCAGAATTGAAACGGCACGTACAAGGTGGTTTCAGGGAGAGCATTTCGGGGTTCGCACACCTGAACTGGTGCGCCAGAGGCGCAAGGACCATCAACAGCCGCGAAAGAAGGATCGCAGATAAAAGTAAGCTGAGTGGTGTTACCAACCATCTTGTAGTAACCACGCTGTTGCTCGGAAGACAAGGTGAGCTGATTCCAGATGTGCATCCAGTCACCATATTGGCGATCAATGCGTTGACCACCAATTTCAACTTCAACCTGGGAGATCATCTGTTCCCCAGGGAAATCGAGCCAGCGCGCCCAGACACCAGCATCAGCAGGCGCCTTCATGTTCTGGTTAATTTCAGGCAAAGTCACCTGTAAATAAGTACGATAAGCTAAATCACCATTTCGGCTAATAGTACAGGTCACTCGGCGACCAAAGTCGGCTTGACCATTAAAAGTTTGTTCAATAGATTCCATGGCAAAATTAGTATGACGACGGTAAGTCACCTTCCAAAAAGTAATCTGAGGATTACCAGTCAGATAAACGTCTTGAGCACCATAAGCTACGAGTTGCATTAAACCTCCTCCCATTGTTATAATATGGCTAAAGAAAAAAACTTTGAGTTTTTTAATTTAATTATTTAATATAATAATTAAATTAATATATATATTTGTATATATTAACATATCGCTACTATATGCTGTCAATTATTATCGTGCATATTATTTATTATGAACTGTTTAAGGTAAGATTCTAAATAAATCTCCTTTTCGCCTTCATGTTTTTTATTAAATATATATTTATCTTCTCTTTTCACAACACTCCAACCGTTTTCTAAAGCATTATATAAAAATTTCATTTTTTGTAAAGTAATATAATCTATAGTATCAGAATTTATGCAAACATCCATTTATTTATTAAAATAGAAAACATTAAATAGTTCTAAACATATATTTGTTAATGTAATAAATTTTGCTTAAATAAATACTATACCTTAATAATATATGAGTGGTATATTTAAAACTTCTAAAAAAATAATAAATAGTAGTAATGATTCAATTACACTTGATAATAAACACAAAGAAATACTATCAAATTTTAGAAAAGACTACACGGGTACAAAACCTGAGCTTGAATTAGAAAAAAAATTATTACTAAAAAAACTAAAAGAAACTAATTTATCTGTAGATGATAGAATAGTTATATGCGATAAATTATATAATATAAAGATACAATTACGAAATATTAAAAAGGGCGAAACAGATTATTTGCTAAATAACTCCCAATATATTTTTGAATATTTTGAGAATAAAAAAAATATAGCAGAATGTAAAAATAAAACTACTATTCTAGAGAATTTCTTCAAAAATAATAATGATGAAGTTAAAACAAAAGAAATTTCTTATGTTGATAAATATTTGACAAATATTAATGAAGCATGTCTAGATATCAGTAATTATACTATTTTATCTGATGTATGTCGTTTTTGCAGTAAAGGCGATCTTATTCCACTAGAACATGAAGGCATATTAATTTGCAACTCGTGTTTCAAACATACTAAATACTTAATTGAAAATGAAAAACCGTCGTATAAAGAACCACCTAAAGAAGTTTGCTTTTATGCTTATAAAAGAATAAATCACTTTAGAGAAATATTAGCACAATTCCAAGCAAAAGAAACCACGCAAATTCCCGATGAAATAATCGAAAATATTACACAACAAATTAAAAAAGAGAGAATAAGTTTAGCTCAATTGACGAATAAGAGAACAAAAGATATTTTAAAAAAACTAGGCTATAATAAATATTATGAACATATACCATTTATTAAAGATAAATTAGGAATTAAACCACCTATTATGAGTGCTGAATTGGAGATAACTTTATGTAATTTATTTATGGATATACAAGCACCTTATGCAAAGTATTGTCCAGACTATCGTATAAACTTTCTAAATTATTACTATACTGTCTATAAGTTATGCGAACTTCTCGACCAGCATCAATTTTTACCATATTTCCCCATGCTAAAAGATAGGGAAAAACGTATAGAACAAGATGTTATATGGAAGAATATATGCGACGAATTAGATTGGGAATTTATTTCTACTGTTTAATTGTTCATAATATGTTTTGCTAATATTACTCCACCAATCCCAATGCCCCCATACATTAAGATTTTCCGAATATTTCTATTATTATGCCCATTTTCGTCGTTACATTCAGGAAATAAATAATATCCCGCTCCTAAACCACCTATAATAATTAATGGACCTAATATATTTGGTTTCTTGTAAAAACATGGCTCTGTTTTTACAGGTTTTTGTTCTTCTAGACAAGACATTTTATAATATAATATAATATTTTATAATATTTTACAATCACGATATATAATCATATTTAATTCCATTATATACTAACACTATCGCAGTAACAATGACAACTTTGTATACGTGTTTATACATATATATATCTTCAGAAAAATATTTTTATTTATTCAAACAAATATATTTTTAAAATCTAGGAAATCCGACCAAGTTCGCACCAATACCGAACCCTGCGCCCGAACGTGCGCTAACTCCCATGCTGGGTACATAAGTATCTAAAATACTAAAGGTGGCTGCCGCAGTTAGAGCAATAAGGGCAATTTCATCTAAATTCAGAGAACGCTTAGGAATGGCAAAGGCTGCAATAGCAACCATTAAACCTTCAACTAAATATTTAATAGCTCTTTTGATTAATTCACCAATATCAATGCCAAAATCCATATTATATTAAATATGAAGAAAAAAATATATGTATTAAGATTTAATTAATTATATTTCGTTAAATTAACTTAAATATATAAATTAAATTAATTATAAAACAATGAGTTCTCTAAACGCCAGTAGTTCCCTAAACGCCAGTAGTTCTCTAAACGCCAGTAGTTCTCTAAACGCCAGTAGTTCTCTAAACGCCAGTAGTTCTCTAAACGCCAGTAGTTCCCTAAACGCCAGTAACTTTGAACGGATGAATTCTACCGACGGCTCCTCTAATCCAAAATATGTAGATGTTCTGGACGAAGATAAACCAATTGCAGGACAAAAGTTCTCTTGCATTTCCTTTATTTCTCCTGAAAAAATTATTAAAAATCGGGAATTATTTTTCTTCGAACACTTCCTAAAGCAATGGAATTTTAGTAAATCATTAGAGGCTTATACACATTTTCTACATTATTTGGCCTATAAGTATTCATTAACATTTGAAAATCTGGAAGCCGATTTGCAGGAGTTTTGTAAGGACGAAAAAGATAAATTATGTGTATCATCATTAGAAGATGATTATAAGAATTATATTGATACTAATGAAAGTGAACTGGAAAATAAGTATAATACCTTAAATAAGTTTCAAACAAGTGTCAGGGGTGTTAAGATTCGCGGCAGTTATCCAACGCAAGAAGAAGCTGAGTTGCGATGTAAAATGTTGCGCGAGGTTGATCCAAATCATGACGTATATGTAGGACCTGTTGGCATGTGGATGCCTTTTCATCCCGAAGCATATAAAACAGGACGAGTAGAATATTTAGAAGAAGAACTTAATCAGCTCATGCATGAAAAGCGCAACAATGAAACTTATGCAAAATCCGAATTTGATAAAAGAGTACGTGATACAAAGGAGAAAGCCATGGAAGATAATAAGAAAAAGGCGATGGAAAGCGGGAATGTTTTGACGCAAACTATTAACGCTGATGGACAATTGGTTAGTGTGAAGGACATGAATACAACAGAGTCTAGTTTGTCTCAAACAGCAACTATTTCAGATCTTAGGAGGGAACTCTTTGAAGGAGAAAATGTGGTAATTGATAAGACGTCTGACCACGGTCTAGGTAAGATTGCCGAGCTTCATGCGAATGATGAATAAATATAAACATCAACAGTTTTAGGTTTTTTAAGAACATTGATTTTATATTTATATAGTATAGTATGGCATCTCATTCAAAAATGACTGGTTCGAAATACTGCAATATGAAAACCTGCGGAAAACGATTAACTTTTATGGAGCAGAATATTTGCAAATGCAGTAAATGCGAGAAAACCCACTGTACTTTGCATCGTTTAGCTGAGAGTCACACATGTCCTCATGATTTCAAAGACGACGTAAATAAAGAGAAATTTATTGCAGCCAATAAATGTGTTGGAGAGAAGATAGTTAGATTGTAACATATAGCATCGTAAACATATAACATTGTAAACATATAACATCGTAAACATATAACATCGTAAACATATATAAGGATTTTTTCTTATATATATTATGGATTCATCAGGGATTGATACGCATTTAAAAAATTATAGTTTTATTAATTATAATAAAAACTTATTCTCAAATGAGTATCAGACAGGTTCTATTTCTATGGACTCTATTAAAAAACAGGTAAATGCTTTAGCACATCTATCAGATCAAGCAAAGTCTGTACCGCTGTGTTATGAAGCAGTTACAAATAATGGCCTAGCGTTGAGATATGTGCCTGATAATTTACGTACAGAGGAAATTTGTATGAAGGCGGTTGAAAATGATGGCTCGTCTCTTCAGTATGTTCCTAGTGAATTACGAACGGGAGTATTATGTTTAGTAGCTGTTAAAAGTAATGCGTACGCCTTGCAAGATGTCCCTTACAATGTAAGAACAGAAGAGATGTGTGCAATCGCTATTAAGAAAAATAAAGAAGTATTGGAATTTGTTCCTGAAATATATAGCTTTTGTGATTAAATACTATCTAATGCACTTTTATATTTTACTAAATCCCTTTGTTTTAATGCATCATTCATTAAAATAATGATATCATTTCTCTTTCCTTCAGTAATATTATCACTATACAATTTTGCTATTATATTTTCAGGATGGAGGGTTTCACATACGAGACCATTCACATTCATTAAGCTATGTTTTGATAAGAGAACATTATACAGCACCTCGCCAGAATACTTCACTTTCTTCACATCTTGAGAAAAATCTAAAAACCGATACGCGGGTACCATTTGATTCTGAAAATTGATTTTATGGTCTTTTGACATAATGGTCTTTTTATTGGGGATATTTCTACCTATACTATTTCTTTCAAAACAAATTAAATAGGAGTCTAACGTAATAGTTTTTGTAATGTGTAAGATAGGTTGGTTATTAATTGTATGTTTTTCTTTATCAAGAGTTTCGATTTGGAAAATACCTTGATCGGTCTTTATGGGTGTCCCTGCAGGAAAACAAATGTTGGAGGTAGGCGTAGGCGTAGGCGTAGGATTGAATATTTTTGCCGAATATACTGTAGCCACAACAGTAGTACCATTATTCCTTCCTCCCATAACGTAAATATATCCATCTGCAGAGACAATTGCAGTTAAACCCGAGAGAGCTTGCGGTAAGGGTGTGCTTGTTAAATCCGTCCATGAGTTCAATGTACCACCAGCATTTATTTTTGCCGAATATACTGTATTAAGAACGATAGATTTGAGTCCTCCCATAACGTAAATATATCCATCAGTAGAAACGACGGCCTCTAAATCCGTACATGATTGAGGTAAGGGTGTGAGAGTTAAATTAGTCCATGCACTCAATGTACCTCCAGCAATTATTTGTGCCGAATATACTGTGTTCACTAGATTACTATTAGAATCTCCTCCCATAACGTAAATATATCCATCTGCAGAGACGACGGCAGTGTCCCTATACAGATTAACTGGTAAGGGTGTGAGAGTTAAATTAGTCCATGCACTCAATGTACCTCCAGCAATTATTTGTGCCGAATATACTGTATTAAGAAAACCGCTACTACTGCCTCCTCCCATAACGTAAATATATCCATCTGCAGAAATAACAGAACTAAATGCATAAATTGCTTGAGGTAAGGGTGTGAGAGTTAAATTAGTCCATGCACTAAGTGTACCTCCAGCAATTATTTTTGCCGAATATACTGTATTAAGCAAACCGCTAGAAGTGAGTCCTCCCATAACGTAAATATATCCATCTGCAGAAATAACAGAACTAAATGCATAAATTGCTTGAGGTAAGGGTGTGAGAGTTAAATTAGTCCATGCGCCCAATGTACCACCAGCATTTATTTTTGCCGAATATACTGTGTTCACTAAAGTATAACCAGTACCAAAACTACCAAAACGTCCTCCCATAACGTAAACATACCCATCTGCAGAGACGACAGACCTACAAAATTCTAGTCCTTGTGGTAAGGGAGTGCTAGTTAAATCCGTCCATGGTTCTAAAGACATTATATATATAATATATAATATTTTAATTTACTTTGGTCTACACTTTTAGGAAAAGTGTTTTTTTAAAAGTGTTTTCTTAAAAGTGTTTTTTGGTTTAACCTTTTCCTAAAAGGTTATTACCACTTCGACTTCTTTACATTAATCTTCGGACCTTGCCCCCGTTTCTTCGCACTGTTAGGATCGTAAGTATCTTCTTCATCGTCCGAATTGAAATCTTTAGAGAGTTCCCAGAATTCTTTCGATCCCAATTTAAAATCCGCATGATGTTCAGCCTTATACCAAAACACTTGATCGTGGAGTTTATTTGATTTCGCATTGTTATTAATCACCAAACATTCAAAATTCTCCGTACACTGATCCATAACTTGGGCGAAGGATTCAAATGTCGGAAACATACCTGCGTAATTCTCCCATATACGTTTCCTATTCGCAATATAAGGTTCTCTTAAGATAAATACATAATCAATATTCGTGCGCAAATTCGGCGGAATACCTAAAGGATACTGCATTGTAATAATTAACATCACTTTCCAGTGCCGCCCGTTCATAAAGAGTAAGCGCATCATTTTATCTCTCGTCCACGTAGCATCATATAAGCAATCGTCTAATATAACAAACGCCCTAGGATCAATATTTGATCTTTTATATTGATCTATTTCTTTTTTCACCTGCTTTAAAACAGTTTTCTGCCGTTTTAGAATATTCTCAATAATGGCTGTATTATATTCGTCATGAATAAAGAGTTTAGGAACATGGGAACTATAGAAACCATTGCCTGCTTCTGTACCTGAAATAACAGTGCCGATTGGAATATCTTGATGATAAAAGAGCAAATCGCGCACGAGGTAACTCTTACCAGTATCACGCCGCCCAATCAATACGACTACTGGCCCTTTATTTTCATCAGGTCGAAAACTAATATGTTTCATATCAAATTTTTTCAGTTCTAATGTCATTTATATTTAGAATACTTTTAGATAATAATGGTTCATTATGCTCCGCGCACCCAACCTTTTAGGAAAGCACTTTTAGGAAAGCACTTTTAGGAAAAGTGCAGCAAAAACACTTTTAGGAAAGCACTTTTAGGAAAAGTGCAGCAAAAAAACACCCTAATCGAATATTTAATATTTAGTAAAACTTAATTATAAATTTTACTGTATAATTTTCCTAAAAGTGTTTTCCTAAAAGTGTTTTCTTAAAAGTGTTTTTGCTGCACTTTTCCTAAAAGTGCTTTCCTAAAAGTGCATATTAGTTTAAATATCATTATAATAAATATAAAACAGAATTAATGGAGTTCACTTACAAAAAACACGATAATAGCAAACTATTTTTATCTTTAGAAAAAACTGGTTTAGGATTAACACGTCTTCAAAATTATATTCCCTTGTATAATAACTTTTTTGCCTTGACAGATGCAAACTGGAATAATATAAATCTGAATAATAAACTATATTTATATTCAATCACAGATAAGGAAACAGACAATATTGTAAACGGCACACTTAAAGATATTAATGGTAATTCAAAGATAAAAAAACCTGTATTCTTTAAGTACAGCCCTCTACTTGATCCTTTAAAATATATAATTGGTAAATATGATATTGAGGATAAACACTTATTAAACTTGCCTTCTTTTACCAATGAAAATAATTTTCATGAGAAATTAAAGGATGTCAATAATTCCGCATATGTTGATAGTTTTTTTTCTTATTTAACTAGCACATTATTGAATTATCATGGTTTTCTTCATGGTTTAGATTTTTATGGATCCTTTCTCTCTATTAAAGAGAATTACCCTATAAATATTTACGATGATATTGACTATGTTGATGAATTTGATTTTTTCCATAAAAATAAAAATATTCTCTTTACTGTAGATGATTCATATGTAGATATTGTTGGGAATGATACACGGAATTACAAGCAAAAGATAAATGTAGGTAATGAGCAAGTAGATATACAATTATCTGATATTTCAGAAATTCATACTATATCGGATCAGACCGATAAATTACTGCACATCACTCAGCCAATTAGCGATATTGTACCAGACATTATATATGAAAATTCGATTGCAATAAGTATAAATGCAATAAGTATAAAATCTGCCTCTGTGTCAAAATCTAGTTCATCTTCTTGTTCTTCGCGATCTTCAAACTCATCAATTGGTGAGGTTATAGACGTAGAGGATCAAGACCAGGATGAGGATGAGGATCTAGACGAAGATAAAGATCTAGACGAAGATAAAGATCTAGACGAAGAAAATAATTCTGATGGTTATTCTTCTATTGACGGCGAAGAAGTATTTGTTAAAATTAAAGAATTTCCAGTA